TCAGATGTTTTTAAGATACAGATAAGGCGCTCCGCTTGATGCGTTGAGGAATCGAAAGATTCAATACCAATATCATCAGCAATGCGTCTTGATACAGCCTGGTATTCATCAGGTGTCATCACTCTATCGGTAGGGATGATAATGCGGTATCGGGGATTATCAGGTGTGTGGCTATGCGTACTGTATAGCACGTATTCCATATCGCCTAGTTCCAAATCAAGGTTTGAAATAAAATCCTCGCTAGGTGAATCCGCATCAAGGGTAATCAAATATCGCTCCTTAACGGCACCTCTAACCCGTCTACCATTTTTGGGGATATAACCACCTACGAAACCGCCTACATCTTTCCGCCTGCCCTTTTCGTCTTTAGGCATTTTGACGTATTCAGCAGCCGTTTCATTGGTTACAGTTGGTTCGGCCAATTTCTTGGCCAAGGCACTCCAAGTCATTTTCTTAGACTTCCAGCTACGGGCGGAGCGATTTCTGCCCGTAGCTATGATGATATTTGTATCCATATTACATCGCTCCTCCCTTCGCAAATTGGATGTCTCTTATAAATTGCGGTACTTGTAATTTATGCTTCTTAACCCATTGGCATACAGCATAATTGACATCGTGGTTATCGCTAACACATCTGTTATTTTTTAACTTAGCCTGATGTATTTCAACGAAGTTATCTGTATCCTTGTTAGGATTAACTTCAATACATGCAACAGGCTTGTCACTTTTATAGACGCCTACGATAGCACACGTTCCGGCTTTTACCTTATCTACGTAAGTACCAACGCAATTATTCAATTGCACGCCTAATCGGATGATGCCGTGCGTTGATTTGATCACGTTGAAAGTAAGGCCTTCAACTGAATCTGCTAACTTTTTATGACGCAGACTCTGTTGCACCGGTAAGTTTTCGGCGTCTTCGAATTTAGATAAACACACAATCTCGTCGTGCAGGTCTTTAATCTGAATTCGTCTAGCCCAAACTTCCTTCTTCTTGCTTCGTGATAATCTAAGATACATATCAGCTGTATCTTTAATTTCAGAATAGGAATCAGCATTTTTAATGAACAGTAGAGTACGCCGCTCACCGTATTGGTGCATCATGATAGATAGGAACTTTGTAAACATAAGCAAGGCCTGTTCGCTATTCCATATTGGCCATGATTGAATATATCCTGTGCCCCCACCTTCCTCTGCTACGAGGTCTGTAAAGGCTTTTTGATAATCCATGCTTTTGAATATCTTGCTGGCCGTCTTAATTACTTTCACATAAAAGAAAGGACGTATTGACAGCAGTCTTCTAACCCAGCGCTTATCCGGCAATTCATAAAGCTGTATTAGAGCTTTAATAAAAGGGGTACCAGTGCTTGTTAGTTCAGTAATATTTAAAGTGCCCACCTTGTCAGAACCGAAAGGTCTAAAATAGGTGTCGTAGTCTTTAACTAATGTATCGTTAAGAGCAGGAGCATCCGGTGCATGCATTTTCCAAATTAGGTTATGGAGTAAGTTATCAAGCGCCCCATATTTGGCCGATAACAAAACACCCTGCCTAATAGGCTTAACTCTGTAGCCCGCCTTTTTAGATAACTTAGTAAAATAGGCATCCTTTAGCACTTTGGCAAAAGTCTTTAGCTCGCTTTTATGCTCTGCTAATCGACAATTGGGAGTAGCCACAAGCCATCGTAAGGGTAATGACTTTGAGTAAAAGCACGATATGTTAGGTTCGATTTCAGACACTATATCGGCACGGGTACGCTTCTTTTGAACCAGGAATACTTTTCCCTGCTTGAAATCAAAACGCAATATGTCGATAAGATGTGGCTTGTATCCGGGGTAAATCGACTGCATATCGTTATCAACGTATATTGTGTGGTAGTCGAATTTAACGTCTAATATTGATCCCCTATCGATGATTGAAAGTTCGATATCAAGTGGAATACTGTCATTACTCGAAACCTCAGCAACACAATCATCATTTGTATGAATGAGTTCTCCGCATTGCGGGCAATAAAACTCATTTGACATATAGGGGTCTACGATTTTACCCATACCAGATGACACGGAAGGCCACAAGCAGGCAAAGGATTGCCCGCAATCTACGTGGTAATGTACAGCAGGTGACCAAGAGTTCACTTGTTTGCGCCGTACTAGGTCATACAGCTTTTTGACTGACAAACTAAATAATACCTTCATAAGGCGCTAACCTCTTTCTTATAACAAATCGTCTAAATCGTCTTCTTCATCAACTACAGGAGCATCTTCAACAGGAAGGACTTCCTCTACTGGAGCTTTCTTTTTAGTAGTACGCTTACGCTTAGGTTTTTCAGCAGGTTGCTCTTCTACTTTAGGAGCGACATCTATTGTTGGCGTTTCTTCAGTCTTTGCGGGCTCTGCTTTTTTACCATTGAGTACTTTTAGCCCCAAATCACAAGCAGCGATACAGCCTTCGCAGTACGCCATAGCGGAGTCTTTACGTTCGCTAGCAGGTGCGTTTTTTACTAATTCGTATAAGCTATCAATGGCTTCGCGTTGTTGTTTAATTTGTTCTTTGTTGATCATAATGACTTCCTCCTAGTCTTTCATATAATACGGGTTTTCAAACCCCGCTGCATTTAATATAAGGCCCTCATTCCAGGGCTCAGGTTTACACATAATGTCTATGACTTCATCTAAACTACCTTCACCTATAGGTGCTTCAATAACCACCTCGTCATGGATATGGGCTACAATCTTATAACCAGCTTTGGCCAGTCTTAGCATGGATGCGGCCAAGCAATCCCTTGCAACGGCTTGTACAATGTTTTCGACGAGCTTTCCGCCGTAGGTTTCGACTCTGCCCCAGGTATTCTTAACCTGATCCATGCCGTCGTACTCAATCGATTCACTGCCGAACCGGTTAAGGCCTATTCTAGGTCTTGCGTAGGCAAGCCTCCGCCCTGATGGTAACTCAATAAACATAAACCCTTTTGATTTAAAGAATCGAATATTACCTTGCCTAATTCGTACGGGTTCGCCAGTCTTGACGACTTTCTTGGCTGCGGTATCTGCATCTTTCCAAAATCTCGTAATTCGTGGACTGGCTCTTCTCCATGCTTCGATGATACCGGGAAGTTCGGATTCTGGAATTTCCCCTTTTGAGTCCATCGATTTCATGGCCCCTACGCCACCACCATAGCCCAGTGCCAATTCTGCAACCTTACCCTTTTGGCGAAGGTGCCCATTTACGCCGTGCTTCTCGACTGGTACGTGGAACATGCTGGATGCGGAAGCGCAATAGATGTCTCCGCCTTGAGCGAATACATCTTGGCGCCACTGCTCGTGAGCGAGCCAGGCGATAACACGGGCTTCAATAGCGCTGAAGTCGGCTACAATAAATCGGTGCCCATCCTCTGCTACGAGAGCAGTACGGATAAGTTGCTTAATCACATCACCAGGGTTTCCATAAAGTAAGTCTAGCAATTCTACATCTCTACTTTTAAGAACTTCCCTGGCTGTGTCTAAATCTTCTAGGTAATTACGAGGGAGGTTCTGTAGTTGCACTACACGCCCCGCCCATCGTCCGCTTCTCATGGCTCCGTAAAACTGAAGCATGCCGTGGATACGGCCATCGGAACATACTGCATTTTTCATGGCCAAGTACTTTTTAATTGACGAGTTGCCCAGGACTTGCCTGTTCTTCAGCACGGTACGCACATCGGAAGGAATATCCTGTGACAGTAGATTTGATACATCATCTTTTCTCATGGTCTCGATCTCATAGCCAAGGCGAGTTGATAACCAATCCTTAAGTTGCAACGTACTATTGGGATTATCTAGCCCTGTTAGTCGTGCCGATGATACGGTGGCCTTTTCCACTATTTCATCGTTACATTGAAGCGCTGCATCGACGAGGTCCATATCTACTTTTACACCTCTCCAGTTAATGGCCTGATCCAATAGCCAATATTCATGTTCAATGGCAGGCGGTTTCAATGAAAGCAGGCGTTTACGAATGGCCTTTTCAACCACTACGTCCTGCCGGTTGTATTCAATAAATTCGGCCCATTTATCAGGCGCATCCTCCGGCATATTCCGTGTCTTAGGATTCGTCTTAGTAGGCTTACGTGGAACAGAAAAGAATTGAATCAATCGTTTACCTCGTGAATCCTTGGCTTCTCCTAATTTCAAAGCCTTGGACACATTAACAAG